TTTATTTCAAGAGCAACTTTAGATTTCCCAAGATCTATCTGATAAAAACCAGCAGCAAAGCTGTTAGGATTTCTAGCTCTTCTATCTTTGTATACTCTATCATTTACCGCTGGAAGAGGTCCAGCATTTGTGTGATAATATGTTGTGAATGTACCTCCACCTCCACTATAAGCACAAGCGGCCGTAGCATCAGCTTGCGCAGGAGATAGACTTACAGTATTGTAGTCTTTTGCAGTATCAATTTCCTTTTTTCTTTTAATTTTTGCGGGTGTAGCTTTACTTCTAGCTTTCCCTATGTTCATGCTGTTACCTAATGCCATTAATATCCGAAATAAGCTATTATACCACCATCCGTGTCACCAGGAGTTTGTAAAGAAACCTCTGTCCATCTTCCATAAATAGTTAAACCAGCTGGAAATTTTGTACCAACTAATACAGCCTCACCATTACCACCGGTATTTGTATTTGTTACGCCAAAATAAGCGTTATTACTTTCTGTGCCACTATATACCAAAGAATTTTTAGATGTATCAACTTTTAGTTCATCAAATAAAATATCATCCCCAACCATTGTTATGGCCGTAATAACCATACCATCAGGTGGTGTTAACGCTTCTCCATGATCAGTACCCATAAACGCACTGCCTAGTTGCCCAAAGTCATGAGCTGTACCTGTTGAATTTATTCCCATAATTATTTATTATTTTTGTTCTTGATTCTTTTTAGCCGATCCGCCGAAAAAGAAATCGACAACCGTATTAACTTTTGCACTCATTGCGCCAAATATTGTAGAGATAAAACTTATCTCAAATTCTCCTAAGCTTATGTCTCCCATTACGAAGACTCTAAACATCATGAAGCTTAATCCGAAGTACGCAGCAGTAAAGAGCGTTGCAAGTATTTTTTGAATGAATGCATCGTCTTTGTACATATCTCTAGCGCTCTTTCTGTCTTCGACTTCTTTCGCGAAGGCTTGTTTTTCGGCGTCGAGTAGTAACCGCTTAAGAGCATGTTTTGCTTCATCTCTTTCCTGGTCTGTCGTAATAATTTGGTCAAGTATTCCTTCT